AGTTACTTTTTCAATACTAACTCTTTTCTCAAAGTCTTTCTTATCAAGGTCTTCTGTTAGGTGATTAAGGTCATCATTAAATCTATCTTTAAGATCATTGATGTGGTCATTAACCTTACTAAAGTCATCATCAATTACACCAAAGGTCTTACCAATCCAAGAGAAATCTGGTACTTGGTTGACCTCATTAACCCACTTTGGAAATACGGGTATAGATTGTTTTACTGCAAGAATGTCTTCTTTAAGAGATTCTAAATCTGCCTCATAATACTTTGGTTCAGGAAGATTTACAATATCTTCCTTAATGACCTTAATCTTCTCCTCAAGGTCATTTACCTGTTCATCATAATATTTTATCTCTGGTATATCAGCAGCATTCTGATTTATCTCTTCTCTTAAGGAAGCAATCTCATCATCATAATACTTTATCTCTGGTACTTCAGGAATACTATCCCTAACCAGTTCAACTTGTTCTGCAAGTTTCTCTAATTCTTCGTCGTAATATTTAATCTCTGGAATATCTGGAATATCTTTTCTTACGTCATTTATCAGACGTACTATCTCCGTTAAATCTTGTGCCTCTTCTTCTATAGAACAAGGTGCTAAATCTGGTGGTTCTTCTGTAACTTCCTCTTCCTTTTCAACGAACTCGTCAATTGAAGGTAATTCTTTTTCTTCTACTATAAATTCATCGACTGAGGGTAATTCACTCTCTGGTAAATTATCTATCGACGGTAACTTGTCCGACATTTTATGGATACTGAAAGTACTTCGGGATTCCTCTCCCAAAGTTATTTAGAATCTTTCGGCAGTCCGTTTTTTAATAGTTTTTGTAGTTCTGCTGTTGAACCAACAAACAGTGCATTATTAACAGTAGATGGTCCTTTGACTTTTGTTTCTTCTTCTACATCTTTTAACTTCTTCTGCAAATCCATTAACTTATCAGTTGCATCAGAAACACTTTTAATTAACTGACCAGCAACTTCATATGCTCTAGGCATCTCACTTTCTTGAGCAAGTTCAAGAATACCATTAATTGCTTCTTGTCCCTTCTCTATAATACTGTAAAGATTACCTCTTGTATATTCGTAGTCTTTATCAATATCAGACTTAGTAAGTCTATCAGGTTTCTGCTCTGGAGTTATACCAACCTTTTCCGACGGAACAATAGTTGATTCAATATCAAAAGCGTCATCTAAATTACTCATCTTCATATAAACTCTCCACTAAATCCAAAGTCATCACCCATTTCAATGAGTGCATCATCAGCAGAAGTAATTGCCAATATTTGAGATCCTTTTACATGTGAAGCAGCAGCTCTACCATCCCTACCCCTATCAACGGTAATTCTGTTACTGGAAATACTCTTAATGTACATCTGTTCGTCATCAATATCAATATAGGTTTCAGCAGTAAGAGCACTACCATCATCTACAGTGATAGCAGTCTGTACTCCATCAATATCCTCTGTGAGATTTGTAAGGACATCACCTGTATAATCCTTAGTTGCTCTTGGAGTAACAGAGTATGTAACATCTCTTTCGACAGACTTGGAACCACCAGCAAGATATTTGACTTGAGTTTTCTTGATGATATCCTTGGTAGCAGTAGTAACAGGACCAAATAGGTATGTCTTAGCACTAAATCTTAATGTGTAAAGTAGAACTCTACGAGTAGTATAATTACCTTCATATTGGTCATCCATTGTAACACTTTCAAGTATTACAGGAATATCTCTTTTCTCATTCATTGATGAGACTAAATTTACAGTTAAATTATATTGTGGTTGAAAATATGGTAATATCTGTTCGACAATCTGTAGGGCATCATCATTCAACTTTGCCATGAGACTTAACTCAAATTGCATACTATAAGGAACTGGCATATATGCCCTTTTAGTAACAGTTCCATCATTAGGATCCTTAACAGTAATCTTTTGAGTTGTAGTTACCTTTCTTGTTGCATCATATTGAAGACCAGTAAATTCAAATGACATTCTAGGTAATGTCAATGAAGTTCTTTTATTAAGGTCTGGAGATTCTTCTAATCTTGCTAAAAACTTTTGTGTAGGACCATATGCTAGAGGTACTTTTACAGTAGAATCTTCCTGCTTAATGGTAATATCATTAAACAGTGTACCAAAACCAATAATGGTTTTTCTAAAAATTTCGTTATAAAAATATTCAAACATGATTATATACCTCTTGTATTATATTTATGGCGTACCGAATGGGTTACCTTCAGAGAAGTCCAGAATATCATCTGCTTCAGTCTCAAAGACATCATTGTCACCAAATCCATCGTCATAGTTAGTTAGGTCAATTAACCTTACAACACGAGATGCACCTGATGTGGCACCTGTAAGAGTCTCTGATACAGAGAAATCTCCCTCTACATTAGATATCTCTATTTCATTAGTAGTAGAATTCCAAGTTCTTACTCTTGCAGTAGCACCACTTGTTCCTCCAGTTACAATCTCATTGAATACAAAGGTTCCAGAACTTGTTCCTGTTGGAGCAGCAATTGCTATTGTTGGTGGTGTAGTATAACCTGCACCAGAATTAGTTATATGAATAGCAGATATAGTACCTGCGGTGCTTACGACTGCTGTAGCAGCAGCAGAGACCGTTGAGAGACCTGTAAACGTGATAGCAGGTGATGTAGTATAGCCAGAACCACCTCCAGTAACAGTAACGATACCAATGGTTCCATTTGCCATATATGCAGTAACAGCAAGACCTGCCCCTCCACCACCATAGAATTGCATTTCAGGTCCTGTAGTATATCCAGAACCAGGATTAACTAGGTTAACATTTTGTACTACACTCCTATTACTACCAACATCAATACCAGCACCAATAAACAATCCACCACGTAGATATGCAGTTGCTATACCAGTTACTCCACCTGCAGGAGCAGAAGAAATTGCAACTCGTGGAGCATATGTATATCCACTACCTCTATCTGTTATTTCAACATATTGGATACCACCATGCACTTGTGTAGTAACAGCAGTTGCTTGCTCTGCGTCTCCAACAAGAGTAAGTTTTTGAGTAGTTCCAATTACAAAGTCTGCACCATCTACACCCTCTGTTGCTTCTAAAGTATCATCTATTTCATCAACACCAGTATCGATAACTTCGTCCTCGTAACGGAAGAGTTCGCAACGAAGTTCATATACATAAGTATTCTTTAATTGATAAAATGGTCTTTCATGTTCTACATACTTAATTTCAAATAAACGATCTCCAAATGGGAAGTAGATTAAATCCCCTTCTTTTGGTCTAGTTGAAAGTTTAATATTAGACTCATTCTTCATCAAAGGAGAGATATAATTTTCAAACCTTTCCTTTGAAATTATTAAAGTTACTTCATTAGTTTGCTCAATACCAAACTTAGAAAGTAATGTAGGATTATCCCCATACCCATCAAAATTATCAATATATGCTTCTATAGGATATGCATCTTTAAATGATGATGCAGTTACTTCTCTCAATACCGAATCAGACGAAACATACGTCCTAGGCATATAATGTACATCAACACCATAAATTTTCAACTGCTCATTAATGAGCGATTGAACTAAACTTTGTTCACTCTTTGATCCTTGCTGAAAATACGGGTTAAGAACCATAACATTAACCTATCATATCTAATGGTGGAAGTTCGTACATGTTAGACATTTGTTCTCTGATGACTTCTAATTCTTTCTCAGCGTCATCATAGATTTGTCTACCATTTAACTCGACTCCACCAGGTAATTTAACCCCTTGGAATTTAAGTAAATTTTGACCCCACTGCTTTTTAATTTTAGCAGTAGTATATCTCTTTAAGAATGAATCATTCCAGACCCTTGCATAATCATCTGGATGTAATGACCTATAACATTCCATTATTAAGAAATCGTCAGCCTGAAGACTTGACCAATCAATATCAAGATATAACCTATCCATTCTCTGGTTAAATCTGATTTGTTTCTGTGTGGTTAATGCAAAATCAATGTCCTCAAGGAATGTCTTAACCATTGCATAAGATAAGATTTCAGTAGAACCCCAATAGTAAATATCATTTAAGAATAACTGATATTTAACACTGAACATATTATTAGTAATAGTATTACTACCATCAAAATGCATTACCTTTGTTACACCAATAACTGATGGTGGAACTTGTAGATAATTACTAGTCTCTGTCCAACTAAAACTAGTAGTACCTCCATCAATAGTTGCAGTTGCTGTTGTAGTAACGATTCCTACATTATCTGTTCTTCCTTCTCTTGCTCTTCCTCTTTTAATATCATCTTCGGTTACTTTATACTTCATAAACATTTGAATGGTTCCATCAAAATGTCTTTCTTGGAAAAACTGAATGGAATCATCTAAAATATCATCTATCTGTTCATC